CATTTTCCCCAATGAACCATCTAGGTTTACACTCTCTGATGATTCTAATAGTTTCATCCCAGAGGTAGCGGTCATCGTCTGTTCCTTTTCTCTTTCCTGCAACACTGAATGGTTGGCATGGGAATCCTCCAGTAATGACATCTGCTTCAAATTCTTCTCCTTTGACATCTCTTATATCTCCTTCTATTGGTACATCAGGAAAATTTTTTTCTAAAACTTTCTGACAAAATTTATCAAACTCTACAAACTTTACTGTATCAAATATACCAGTGGAGTGAAGACCTAAACTAAAGCCTCCAATCCCACTGAATAAATCTAATACCTTAAGTTTATTGTTCAATTCGTTCTCTCATTTTTAAGAACTTTTGTTTTGCTATTTTAAGCATTCTATCAAATAAAGATTCTGCTTTCATAGAATGTATTTTATTTCTAATCTCACCATTAACATATAAGGTTATGTTATTAGTTTGGTGATCTAGCTCTATTGTAAAAAACTCTTTAGCTTTTATTTCTTTTGGATCCGACATTTGCTTCTCCATTTAAAAGTTTTGTACGGTATGTTGCATTAGGAACTTTTAATTTCCTAGCCTGATGATCAACATAATCACTTAATATTTTTGATATCATTGCACCTGGAGCTCTGAATTTATCTTTACAAAGTCCTTTTAATAAATCGTAATCATATTTTTTGATTGCGACTGATTTCCATTTATTAATGTCCATGTGAGTTTTCCTCTGTAGTTACAATACCTAATGCATCTTTTAATTTTTGGTTTTCTGCTTTAAGTTTGTTTATGTTTTCTTGAAGCAAATCTATATTCTTAAATAAACTTTTCATAACTGCTTCTAGTTTACCTAAAGGATCTAAGTTTCCTTCTGGTTGTTCTCCTATTGGTAATACTTCTTTTCTATTATCAATAATATCGTTCAACACTACTTCAACTTTATTTAACATTTATATCCTCCGATGTTGGTTCTAAATTACGACACTCTAATTCATCTTCAATTAAAATTGTCGCAACTGTTTTATTAAATGGATAATGTTTTCTGCCTATACCATCAACAAAGTGAATTGCTGCAATACCATCAACTAACATATCCATATGAAGTGAATCTTCAATTGGGCTTCCATCAAAATCAGCTGTTGGAACTGCTGCCAATTGTTCATCTACTTCAGTCATGATATTATCGAGTATAAGACTTTTGCTCTTTTTGTTTTTCATAAACTCTTAAATATATGGGATAGAAAGTAAAGTCAAATAAATTATGAAATATATTTTAACTATTACCTTGTGTTCAATGATTGAAAATGTATGTGTAAAGCCTTATACATTTTCTAATGTCTATAATGATTTATACACTTGCCAATTGGATGGGTATAAAAAAGCATTTGAAAAAATAGAAGAAATAGGTAGTGATAGAATAAATGAATTTAAAATTTATACAACTTTTGCATGTAAACAAATAAACTCAATATGATCTTAAAATTTATATTACTAGGCAGCATATGTTGGAATTTTCATGATGTCGGTACTCAGTGCACACAATATCTTGTAGATAATCTCTCAGATGCCACTATATGCAGAAAAGAAGCTATTAGTGTCGGAAGGTCTCAAAAACTGCAAATCGAAGAATTAGGGGGGTTTATGGACTATTACGAGGTACATTGTATAGCTATTGACCCTGAGGGCTACAATGTTGACCAATCCTTTAAAATATCTTATAATATCTTATGACGGCTTATCGTATCAAAGCTAGTATGGGAGGGCAGCAATTAGACCATGTTGTTGAAGCTGCAAACTGCAATGAAGCGATTTTAAATCTGTCGGAACAAGTGGACCAAGGTAAGGTTGAAATAACTAAAGATGGTTTCACCGGGAATACTAGGGTTCACATAACTTATGAGGAACTTAAAAATGAGTCCGAAAAAGATAGAGTTGTTGAAAAAACTTCAACACCTTGAGCATAGATGGTCAGCAGAATTAATGACCCATGGTGGATGTAACACTGAAATGCTTAAAATAGAATCTGATATTAAGTCTACTAGAAACAGTCTTAAGTATCAGGATGTACAAGAAAATTTAGCTCAAGCTAGTTAACTTTTCTTAAGTTTTAAAAAAGGAAACTTTTTACTTAGGGCTTCTGTCGGCTTTTTAAACTCATAATGGTTTATAATTTTAAATAACTTTTCTCTTTTAGCTACTGCATAAGGTAAAAATAATTTTGCTAAATGTAATGCTTTTTGATGTGAGCATCTCCATCTCCATTGATCTTTTTTACCTAATGAACCTTTACCAATACCTTTAAAATGTATAGACCCAACTTGAACAATATCATAAAAATTTTTAATACAATCTAAATCTGTCATTGCTACTTCCATAGCTACATTCCATTTTTTATAAATTTTACCAGACGGATTTTTACAATTGTATTGAGCATAATTAATATTACCTTCACCATCAAATAATCCTGCAGCATATGCAATCATATCTTGGTTATTGTGTGGTATGTTTTTTTTATTTAGCATCTCCCCAACTTTCTCCAAGGCCGTATTCAACTACACTTGGTACTTTAAATTCAATTGTGTTTTGCATTAACTTTTGTATTTCTTTTGCATGAGCTTCATCTTTGATATTAAAACATAACTCATCATGTATTTGTAACATAGGTAAATGACCAGCATTATAACAATCCAACATTGATTGTTTTGTTTGATCAGCTGAAGATCCTTGAATTAATCTGTTCAAAGCTTTGTATGTGTATGCTCTTTTAATATTATCTTTACCATATTTGGCTACTGCATCTTCATATTTTTCTGCTTGGTGTAAGCCGAAGTCTCTAGTTTCCCACATATCAAACCTACATTTTCTACCTTTTTTAGTTCTGATAACTCCCTTTTCATCTGCTGCATACTTACATCTATCTGAAAGTTTTTTAACAAAGGGTACTTTTTTATTGTATTTAATAATTAATTCATTGGCTTCATCTTTACTAACACCAAGAGAATTAGCTAATTTGTTTTTTCCCATTCCATACATTAAACCTAAGCCAATTGTTTTTGCTTGAGTTCTATCTATTCCAACTAAGTCAGCAACTGTCTGATGAAAGTCTGCACTGGCATTTTGATAAGCATCCACTAATTCGTTTGAACCCTCATAACCATCTCCGATTGAAGCTGCATAATGCACTGTCATTCTTGGTTCTTGTTGAGAATAATCAAAGCTACCCCACTTATGGCCTTCTTCAGGAATAAATAGACTTCTTATCTTGGGACCAAAATCTTTATTTCTAGATGGTACTTGTTGTAAATTTGGATTACTCATTGAAAGTCTACCAGAAACTGTACCTCCATTATCTCCTCTCAACTGATTGATCTCTCCGTGTATCCTCCCATTAACTTGGTATTTCATAATAGATGATAAAAAAGTTCCATGAAATTTATTAACTTCTCTTGCACTTACAATAAGTTGTGCTATTTTGTTTTTATTATTAATCAACCAATTTTGTGTAAAGGAAGGTTCTTTTGTTTTTTCGGTTCGCGGGTATTCTAACTTCAATTTGTCAAAAGCTTTGGCAATCTGGCGGGGTGCCCAAATATCTATTTCTATTCCTATTTCTTTCTGTATATCCAATAGTATTTCTTTTTCTTGGAGCTTCATTTCTTTTTGTAATTCTGCAGCTTTTTCCACTTGGACTCTCACTCCTCGTTGACGCATCTTTATTAATATCGGAAGCAGTTGCTGCTCCATTTCCCATACAGTAATTAAACTTTGTGAAGTTATTTCGTGTTTAAATCTTTGCCATAATTTTAAAGTAAGTTCTGCATCCTGTTCTGCATAATAACCCACATGCTCTGCTGGTAACTTCCACATCTCTGCCTTAGGGTCAATACCATGTGCTGCTGCAGCCTCTCTAAGTTCTGTCTCAGCTTTTATCTCGTTTAAGTAATCTACTGATAATGCATTTAATGAATACGAAAATCTATTCTCATTTATAAGTGCAGCTGCAATCATTGTATCAACTATAGGTCCGTTGACCGTGATACCAGATGCTTGTAACCAACCTACATCGTATTGAGCATTATGAAATATTTTAGTATTCGGTAAAGCACATACATCTTTCATATATTTCTTTACTTGTTCAGGTATCATGTTGCCACCACCTAGATGACCAAAAGGAAAATAACCTTTCCATCCTTCTACTGCTACTGCAAATCCTACTATCTCCCCCTTACCTAAAGCCCAACCAGCTCCAAGTCTTTCATTAATACCATCGTCTCTAGTTTCTAAATCAATCGCTATTTCTTTGTATTGAGATAAGTCTTTGTACTCACTAGGAGTATTCCACATTGATTTTTTAAAAGTTAATGTAAGTTGTAATCCATTACTCATTTGCTATTTCCTTTTAACATTGTTCTGACTATTGTTGATGTTGGGTTTAGATCGAAGTCTTTTGTGCACCCTTGTAATAAACTGCTTAACAGCACAAGGACCACAATAATATATCTTGTCTTCAATAATGACTGCATCTTTATCACACTTTGAACATTTAATTTTTTTTCTTTTTGTCATCCTTACGATCTTTTAGATGTTTTATTTCTAAATCACAGTAATGTTTTATTTTTTCTAAATCTTCTAAGGGTTTACCTTTAGATAAATATCTACATACATATTTAATTATATTTGCTTGTAATGGATTTAAATTGTTCTTTCTTATAAATGTCCAGGGCTGAATCAAAAACTGCTTGTAGTGAGATCCTCCAATCTGCTTATCATTAGGAAAACTTTCATCGAATAAATCTTTATTTGTCATTTTTCTCCTGTATATATATTAAATAGTCTTGTCCAATCGGATAGTTAAACTTATAGTCAGATCTTAGTAAATGTAAAGTTTTTCTTGCTCTAGTTGCACCAGTATACCAAACTTTTCGTTCATCACTTTTTTCTTTTTTATTTTTATGTTTATAGTCAGATGGATAGTTTCCCTTACCATACAATACAACATGATTAGCCTCTCCACCCTTAACACTATGAATTGTATCTATAGTTATTAACGGATCTTTATCTAATTCTTTTTGTCCATATCTTCTTAGTAATCTTATAAAATGTCTTACTTGTCTAGGTTTAAAATTTCTTCTTAATATCCAATACCAAGGTTTATCTTTTTGATTATCTTCTAATGTAAGTCCACACCATTCTTTTAATGTTTGAAAATCATAATCTCTTAAATCAGGTTCTGCTCTCCAAAATTTATCTAACCTATAATTAGGGTCTTCTAATTCTCTAATATATTTATACATGTTTCTTGCTGCTTTTTTATCAATCTTTTTATTTTTGGTAATTGCAGTCCATGCCTTGATAGCCTCCCATTGTTTCTGGTCAAAACATTTTGTACCTTTGTTATCTTTGTAATAAAGACCAGCATCTTTTGCTAACATTCTAAGTTCATTTACAGTTTCATTGATACGTCCCAATATGTACCAATCCTCGTTAAATGTTTCAAAAGGTATTTCTTTAAATGATAGATAAGCTTTAACAAATCCTTTACTTCCTCCCGGTAGGTATTCTTTTTCTTCACTGTCACTAATACCTCTTCTAATTACTTGAGAAAATCTATGTATGGCCTCACCGAATCTCTGAGTTCTTCTTAACTT